CTGTTAATTTTCAAAAACCTATTGTGAAATGCGTTAAGTTGGGCGAATCTGGGGTGGAAAGGGAGCGAAATGGCCGGAGATAATTGGATTTACACATATTATCAGGGCATAAAAGACGGAACATACAACGTCGGGCAATGGATTCGCCTGGTATATGAGTATATTATCGACGGACTCGAACAAAAGCTGTTCTACTTCGATGCAAAGAAGGCAAATTCTGCGATCGAGTGGATAGAAACGCATTGTTTTCACACCGAAGGCAAACTCGCACCGGGTAACCTCATTCTCGAAGTGTGGCAGAAGGCGTTTATTTCGTCTATATACGGCTTAGTCGATATTAATGGTACCAGACAGTTTCGAGAGGTTGTTTTGCTCGTAGCAAGGAAAAATGGCAAGACGAAACTCGCTTCATCGATAGCATCGTACACGTTCCGGCTCGAAGGCGGGTTCGGATCGAGGGTGTTCTGTATCGCACCGAAACTCGATCAGGCCGATCTTGTTTATAATGACATTTGGATGATGACTACACTCGACCCGGAGTGGCAAGCATTACGGGATGACGTAAAACAGACCGACCAGCGGGGCAGACTCATTAAGGACGATTCGATGCTTGCAAGGCACCGACAGTCGGACTTGTCGATTCCTGGCACGAACAGCACAGTCAAGAAGATTGCTTTCAGCGCAAAGAAGTCGGACGGTTTCAATCCGTCTTTGGCGATATGCGACGAGATCGCTGCATGGCAAGGCGATCAAGGACTGAAACAGTACGAAGTAATGAAGTCCGGCATGGGAGCAAGAGAAGAAGGTTTGCTTCTTAGTTGCACGACAGCCGGATACATATCAGACGGAATATACGACGAGTTGATAAAAAGATCGACTCGTTTTTTATTAGGTGACAGCAAGGAAAGAAAGCTGTTGCCGTTCTTATACATGATCGAGGATTTAGACAAGTGGAACGACATCAACGAATTGCAAAAAAGCAATCCGAACTTAGGCACGTCGGTATCAGTTGACTATATGCTCGAAGAGGTTGCAATCGCAGAAGGTTCTCTGTCGAAGAAGGCAGAGTTCATGTGCAAGTACTGCAACATAAAACAAAACAGTTCGCTTGCGTGGTTACCGGCTACATCGGTGACAGCCATCAGCGGTGAGCCGATAGACATCGAACAGCTTCGCGGATCTTACTGTGTCGCGGGTCTCGACCTGTCACAGACAACCGACCTGACGTGTGCGTGTGCGGTCATTGAGAAGGACGGGCGGTTGAATGTTATCGCACACTTCTGGATACCAGCCGAAAAGATAGACGAAGCAACCGAACGTGATGGCGTTCCGTACTGGACATACGTCAAGCGCGGATTTTTGTCTCTCAGCGGTGATAACTTCGTGGACTATCACGATTGTTACAACTGGTTCACATCGCTGTTGAGCGAGCACGAACTGTATCCGCTCAAAGTCGGATATGACCGATACTCGGCGCAGTATCTCGTGAAGGACCTCGAATCATCAGGCTTTCAGATGGACTCGGTCTATCAGGGAGACAACCTTTGGCCTGTCCTTCAGGAAATGGAGGGGCTGATAAAAGACGGTCAGATATACATCGGAGACAACGATTTGTTAAAAGCCCATCTGTTGAATGCAGCGGTCAAGATCAGCACCGAACGTGGTCGAGGCCGATTGATAAAAGTACACCCGACAGCACGAATCGACGGTGTGGCAGCATTAGCGGACGCCTTATGCGTTCGTCAGAAGTGGTTCGCTGAGATCGGAGCGCAATTAATGAACTAAGGAGATAATTATATGTCGCTGTTTGATTTTATATTTCGGCCGAATGAGGCAAAGAAGTCTGAGGAGGCATTGCATAACGCTTATACAATGTTCCGCACTCTGACCGCATATCAGCCGGTGTTTACTAACTGGGGTGGTGCGATTTACGAGAGCGAGGTTGTTAGAGCAGCTATCGATGCAAGGGCAAGGCATATTAGCAAACTGAAAGTAGAGATAATCGGAACCGCAAACAAGTCTTTGCAGACGAAACTAAGACTCGCACCGAATCAATGGCAAACCTGGTCACAGTTCCTATATCGAACGAGTACGATTCTTGATATTCATAATACGGTGTTTATCGTTCCGGTGTTTGATAAGGACATGGTTATAACGGGCATATTCCCGGTATTACCGACACGGTGCCAGTTAATCGAGTACAAAGGCGAATTATGGCTCCGTTATCAGTTCTCACACGGTGAGATCGGAGCGGTCGAGTATCGGAAGTGTGCGGTTCTGACGAAGCATCAGTACAAGAACGATTTTTTCGGTGATCGCAATTCGGCAATCGAAGAAACAATGAAACTGATACACATTCAGAACCAGGGCATCGAAGAAGCGGTCAAGAATACGAGCACATTCCGCTTCATGGCACAGCTTGCGAATTTTGCGAAACCGGATGACCTCGCAAAAGAACGTCAGCGGTTCACGAAAGAAAACCTCGCAACTGAGTCGAAGTCGGGCGGTTTTCTGCTATTCCCGAACACATACAAGGACATCAGACAGATTGATGTCAAACCGTACACGGTCGATGCGGATCAGATGAAAATGATTCAGCACAATGTGTATAACTACTTCGGTGTAAATGAGGATGTGCTACAGAGTAAGGCAAACGGTGAAAAGCTGGAGGCCTTTTTTGATGGGTCAATCGAGCCGTTTGCGATCCAGTTCAGCGAGGCGTTGACAATGGCAATGTTCTCGGAGCGTGAAAGAGCGCAAGGAACCGAGATCATCGCAACGGCAAACAGATTGCAGTATATGAACACGAGTCAGAAGATTTCGATGGCTCGTGAACTCGGTGACCGTGGTGCGATCATGATTGACGAAATAAGAGAACTATTCAATTATGCACCACTTCCGAACGGTGCCGGTCAGGTCGCACCGATACGAGGTGAATACAAGGCAACTGACGAGATCGTACCTATTACGGAGGATAACAACAATGCCAATTAATAAAGACAGAGAATACAGAAACATGGTTCTAAGTGCTATTCAGGACGAAACACCGGATACCGAAGAAAAAAGAATGATAGTCACGGGTTACGCAACTATATTCGAAGAACCATACACGCTTTATCAGAACGATGACCTTGTGTATGACGAGGTTGTCGATAGAAATGCTTTTGAGAACACCGATATGTCTGACGTGATACTACAATTCGATCACGAAGGAAGGGTGTTCGCCAGAATGAGCAACAATACTCTTTCTGTTCGGCCAGACGAAAGAGGTTTGTTGATAGAAGCCGATCTCGGTGGCACAGCTTCAGGCCGAGAACTGTACGAAGAGATCGAAAAAGGTTACACGAACAAGATGAGTTTCGGATTCACGATTGATGGTAAAGAAGAGAGCAGAAACACACTTCCTGACGGTCGTTACCATTATCTGAGGCGAATCACATCAGTTCGTAAACTGTACGACGTGAGTGCTGTTTCAATCCCGGCGAACGATGCAACAAGCATATCAGTTCGCACTCTGACCGACGGAGTGATCGAGCAGATTCGAGCGGAGCGACTCGAAGCGGAGAAGTTAGAACTCAGACGTAAGAAGATGCTTTTACAAGCAAAGTTAAACGGAGGTCAGTAATGACAAGAGAAGAAATCATGGTTCTCGATACCGAGCAGCTTGAGACTCGCAGAGCAGAACTTATGACCGAACTCGAAGCTGCCGACACTAACGAGGCAATGGATGCAATTCAGACTGAGTTCGATTTCATTGAGGAACGCAAAGCACAGATCAGGCTCGAAATCGAGCAGAGAAAAGCCGACATGACCGATGTCATCAAGGGCAAAGGTGATGTCATGGAAACTATCGAAGAAAGGAAAAAAGAAACAATGGAAGTAAGAAACAGCAAAGAGTATATTGATGCTTATGCTGAGTACATCAAGACCGGCAATGATCTTGAGTGCAGAAAACTGACAAGCACAAACGATACTACTCCGAATGGAACCGGTACTGTTGCAGTTCCAGATTTCGTCTATGAGGTAATAAAAACCGCATGGGATAGAGAAGGCATCATGCGACTTGTTAAAAAGACATACCTGAAGGGAAATCTTGACGTACAGTTCGAGGCATCCGGATCAGATGCAAACAATCACGATGAAGGTGGTGCAGCAGTAAGCGAAGAAAATCTCGTTCTCGGAATCGTGTCTATCGTTCCGAAAGACATAATCAAATGGATCTCGGTATCAAGGGAAGTATATGCCATGAGGGGAGAAGAGTTCCTGAGATATATCTATGACGAACTGACATACAGAATCGCAAAGAAGGCAGCAGACAATCTTCTTACAAAGATCGAGGCTTGCGGAACCGTTTCCACAACTACTTGCCCTGGAGTACCTAAGTATCAGGCTGCATCTGTAGCAGTTGGTTCAGTTGCGCAGGCTATGGCACTTCTGAGTGATGAGGCTGCGAATCCGGTTATTATGATGAACAAGAGAACATGGGGTGCTTTCAAGGCTGCTGAGTATGCCGGTAGCTATCCGGTTGACCCGTTCGAAGGACTTCCGGTTGTATTCAACAACAAAATCACAGCATTTTCTGCAGCGACAACTGGTGTGACATATGCAATCGTCGGTGACCTCGGACATGGTGCACACGCAAACTTCCCTGATGGTGAAGATATTCACTTCCTCTTCGATGAACTCAGCAAGAAGAAAGAAGGTCTGGTTGAGATTTCTGGAAGTGAACTTGTCGGCCTCGGAATTGTAGCACCTGATGCATTTGTTAAGATCACGAAGTAATTTCGATTATCAGATTTGAGGAGGTGACTGATATGAGAAAGATTCTTATTGCAGTGCCGTGTATGGACTCCGTTCCGGCACAGTTCGCACATTCATTGGCTACATTGACATCATACGGAATCGAGGACACCGAGATTTCTATCTGGTTCAACCTCGGTTCCCTTGTTTATACGAGCAGAAACGAAATTGCAAAGAGGGCATTACTTGACGAAGCGGATTTGGTCATGTGGTTTGATTCCGATATGGTATTTAACCCGGACACGCTTTATAAGATGCTCAAACTCATTGATGCGGGTCACGACATGGTTACCGGCATTTACTACAGACGGACATTGCCGTTCACACCGACAGTATTCAAGACTATGGATATTGACGATGCGAAGCAAGAAGCGGTATGGACAGAATTTGAAACGTTACCGGACGAGCCGTTCGAGGTCGCTGCTTGCGGTTTCGGATGCGTTCTGATGCGTTCCGTTATATTTGTTGACGTATTCGCTAAATTCGGCAATATGTTCTCGCCGATAGGGAATGTTGGAGAGGACATTGCGTTCTGTTGGAGGGCGAGAGAGTGCGGTTACAAGATTATCGCTGATCCGTCCATCGGTCTTGGTCATGTCGGTCACACGATCATCACGAAAGAATTTTTCGAAAACTATCAGTCAGCGCAAAAGAAAAAAGCGGAGCGGGGCGAATAACTCCGCTCCGGTTGTGAGGTAAATCATGGCAACACTTGATAAAGTAAGAATGGCATTAAGAATATCAACTACAAACTACGATACCGAACTCGCAGACCTCATATCTGCTGCCGAAGCTGATCTCGGTATTGCCGGTGTAGTGGTTCCGCAGACACTTGACGAAATCTGCACAAGAGCCGTTATAACGTATTGCAAAATGTCGTTCGGACTTCCGGAAGATTACGACCGGCTCAAGAAGTCATATGACGAACAGAAGGCTCAGCTTGTAACGGCTACCGGCTACACGAATTGGGGTGATGCGTAATGTATGACGGAATTGCAATCCTCAAAACATACGGAACACCAACATACGACGAGTACGGAAACGAGCGGATTCCGATCACGGAAACGACCGTGTTCGTTCAACCTCGTGGTGTGTACCAGTCAGAGTTTTACAATGCAGCGCAACTCGGTTTACATCCGAATCTGACCCTTTACATGACGAACAAAGCGGATTATTCCGGTCAGAAGGTTGTCAGCTACGAGGGCAAGGACTACGACGTTATCAGGACGGACTGGAACGCACAGCGTGACGGAATCAGTCTGATTTGTCAGGAGCGAGTCAGCGTAACACCACCGGCACCGATACCACCGACTCCGACCGAAGAGGTTAACAGTAATGGCTAACACTAAGAGCGTTGAAAATCAAATGAAGCAAATTCTGGACGAGTTCAGCGACAAGGTGAACGACGTACTTGAAGAATCGGCTAAAAGAGTTTCGGACGAGGCTGTTAATAAACTGCATAATACATCACCGAGAAAAAGCGGAGAGTATGCTGCCGGTTGGACAGTAAAACGAGAATCGCCCACATCGTTAATCGTTCATAATGCCACTAACTATCAGTTAACGCATCTGCTCGAAAATGGTCATGTGATCCGAAACAAGAAGGGCACATATGGTCGGGCACCGGCACATAAACACATAAAGCCGGTCGAAACGTGGGCAAACAGAGAATTTCAGCGACTAATCAAGGAAGGGATCGAACAATGAGCATTTATTCTACGCTCCAGGGTACCGGATTGCCGTGTGCATATTCGCATTTCAAAACGTCACAAGACCCACCGTATATAGTCTATATCGGGAACGGGCAGGACGTATTCGAGGCAGATAATACGCATTACTGGAAACGGAATACTTATCAAGTCGAATATTACTTCACAACAAAAGACGAATCAAACGAGGCCAGTATCGAGACAGCACTTCTCGGTGCTGGCTATTTATATGACAAATCCGAGGACATCTATATCGAAGAACAAGGTGTGTTCGTGATTTATTACTACGTTTAAGGAGACACAGAATGGCAAACAAAGTCGAATTTGGTATTAGCAATCTGTATGTCGGAACCTACACAGTCGCAGCGACAAACGGTGCGGTCACGATGGGTACACCTTACCATCAGGCCGGTGCAGTTTCGTTCTCACCAGAAGAGCAGAGCGAAAATAACACATTCTATGCCGATAACATTGCGTACTGGAGTGGTTACACCGGAGGTACATTCGAAGGTGATCTCGAAGTCGCTAAGTTCGATGACACATTCAAGACACAGTTCCTCGGATATATTTCGAAGTCTGACGGAGGTCTTGCTGCTGTTAAGAACGCAAAGAAACCGAGCGTTTATATAGCGTTCCAGGTCGAGGGTGATTCCGAGTCTCGCAGAATAATCATGTACAACTGCTCACTCGGTGGTATTACTCGTTCATTCGAGACAGAAACCGAGAACATCGAACCGGCAACTGAGACAATCGCTGTTACCGTAGCGGGTGACAATGGTACCGGAATCTCAATGGTTTCATACAACAAAACCGCTACCGGATATAGCACATTGTTCACAAATCCACCGGCTCCGACTACTACTTAAAAAAGAAAGGGGCGGGTCTTAACTGATCCGCTCCTCTTTTTTATATCTGGAGGTGAAAATGGAAAAGATAATCAAAATCGGGAAGAAATCGATCAAGCTGTCAAACAATGTTGCTTGGACGATGGAATATAGAGATCAGTTCGGGAAAGACCCGATTCAGGAACACGTTCCGTTTCTGTCAACTGTAGCGGAGACACTTGCTGCCGTGGTCGTGGATAGTGGTAAAACGGGAAATATTGACCTGAGAGACATTTTTTCTGCATTAGAGGGCAGAACATTCGACTTACTGATTCCTCTCATGCAGACCGAAATTATGGGTGTTATCGTCAATGTCACATGGGCAATGGCAAAGGCAGCCGATGAGGATATTGACCCTCCGAAACAATGGGTTCGACAGTTTGACGAGTTTCCGCTTGATGTGATCGTTCCGACTGTATATGAACTCGCATTTAAGGGATTTGTAAGTTCAAAAAACTTGAAAAGGCTGAAAAGTCTGAGCGCAAGCATAAAGACGATTCAGCCATCAGACTCGATGACGTTATACTCGCAGGACTCGAACGAGGATTGACCGTTCAGGATATACGTCGCATGACGGTCGGACAAGTTGTCGATTTCGTTATCAGTTATAACGAGCGACAAGAACAGTCCGAGAAGGCTCAGAAACGATCTGAGCCGAAAGATAAAAAACGCAAGGCAACACAAGACGATATAAACGCATTTTTTGGATAGGAGCGACTAATGGCCGACGGCAATGTAAAAGGCATAACCATCGTATTTCGTGGGCAGACCACGGAACTCGACGAGGCTTTACGAAAACTAAATAAAGAAACACGAGACATCGACCAGGAACTTCGCAAGGTCAACAACGCTCTCAAGTTTAATCCGAACTCTGTCGAGTTATGGAGACAGAAGCAAACTCTTCTGAATCAGAAGCTAAAGGAAACCGAAGAAAAAGCAAAGCTGTTAAGGAAAACGCTCAATGATTACAATGCGGGAAAAATCGAACTGACCGAAGAGGAGGTTCGTGATCTCAAACGAGAACTGATCGAGGCAGACTCCAAAGCGAAACATTTCGAAGCGGAACTGAGAAAAATCGGAAACGCAAACCTCAAAGCATTATCGGAACAGCTTAAAAGCATCGGGAGCAAGATGACCGAAGTTGGAAAAACAATGTCCACGAAGGTTACCGCACCGATTGTCGCTGGTTATACGGTCGCAACGAAGTACGCTTCGGATTATGAGGAAAATCTTAACAAACTCGACGTTGCGTTCGGCAAAAACTCCGATTCGGTCAAAGAGTGGGCGAACAATGCAAGAACTGCTTACGGTCTGTCAAAGGTTCAGGCTACAGAGTCGGCCTCTGCATTTGGTGCGCTCGGTAAAGGCATCGGTCTGTCAGAGAAAGAGGCAGCTGATATGTCGATGACACTTGCCGGACTTTCTGCGGATTTAGGTTCGTACTTCAACGTCGGTGTTGACCAGTCCTCGAAGGCTCTTGAGGGTATCTTTACGGGAGAATCTGAAGCGTTGAAGAAGTTCGGTGTCGTTATGACGGATACGAACTTACAGAAATTCGCTGAAGATCAGGGTCTTGTCTGGAAAGAAATGGATCAGACCGAAAAGACCATGCTCCGTTATCAGTATGTACTCGCAAAGACAAAAGATGCTCAAGGCGATTTTTCGAGAACGAGCGACGGAACTGCGAACAGCACAAAGATATTCCAGGCAGCAATACAAGACCTTGCAACTTCAATCGGTACCGTTCTGTTACCGATAGTCACACCGATAATTCAGAAAATAACTGAGATTATCAACAAGTTTAACGAACTGTCACCGCAAACACAGAAGATTATCACGATTGTCGGTCTTGTCGCTGCTGCCGTGGGTCCGGTACTAGTGGTTGTCGGAACGCTTATCAGTTCAATCGGAAGTATCATCGGTCTTATCGGTACACTCGGTGCTTCGATGGGATTCATTATAACGACGATTGCTCCGGTCATTGCGATTATCGGTGCGCTCATTGCGATGGGTGTATTGCTCTACAAGAATTGGGATACTATCAAGGCTTACGCTGTTTCGTTCAAAAATAAGGTCGTTGCGACATTTAACGAAATGAAGGCGAAAGTCGTTGCAACATTCAACTCGCTTAAAACGGCAATCATCACACCGATTCAGCAAGCGATTGACAAGGTTAAGAGCATTATCGAGAAGGTCAAAGGGTTCTTCCCGATCAAGGTGGGAAAGATTCTGTCCGGAATCAAATTGCCACACTTCAGACTGACCGGAAAATTTTCGCTAAAAGACATGACCGTTCCGAAGCTGAGTATCGACTGGTACAAGACTGGTGGTATATTCGATAGTCCGTCTGTTATCGGTGTCGGTGAAGCCGGTTCAGAGGCTGTTATTCCGCTCGACACACTTTGGAAGAAACTCGACAAGATCGCAAGCAACTCGTCAGGTGGTACAACGAACAACTTCTACATTACCGGAGATAATCCGAAAGAGATTGCGAACGAGGTCAAACGGATACTCATTCAGGAATCTAAGAGTGGGAGGTTAGCATGGCAATAAACGAGACTATATTTAACAGCTTGATTTACGGAGGTGTCGATTCCGCAGATTATGGAATCTATATAAGCGGAGAAGGTGTTTACAATGCACCGAGGAGATCGGTCGAAATGGTATCTGTTCCGGGTCGAAACGGAGCGGTTGCCATCGACCAGGGGCATTTTGAGAACATACAAGTCACATATCCATGCGGTACATTCGGTGACGATCAGCAAGACTTCCGTGTTCGTCTGGGTAGGTTCCGAAACGCTATTCTTGGCTTGAGAGGGTATCAGAGATTGACCGACACATACCATCCGGACGAATACAGAATGGGATTGTTCGCAGAAGCAATCGAGGTCAGTCCGTTTAACAGCAAAGCTGGTCAGTTCGAGATTACATTCGATTGCAAACCGCAGAGATTCCTGACAGCCGGTGAGGACGTGATCTCGTACTCAGTTAGTCCGGCTATGGTTCCGAACCCGACACCGTTTGAAAGCAGGCCGATGCTTGAAGTGTATGGATATGGGTCGCTGACTATAGGCGATTATGAAATCGAATTAAGTGATGGGTCTGTCGGAACTATAGAGATCGCAGGAGAAGAAAGTCTGTCTT